GGTAATGTTCTATGCTTTCATCAAACTACCTGAAGGGAAAATGAGCACTAGGAAAGGAAACGTAGTCTTCATGGATGACCTACTTGAGGAAGCTAAAGCACATGCTGCAGCGGTAGTGAGAGAACTCAGAGGCGATCTTTCAGATGATGAAATCGATACAATTTCCGAGGCAGTAGGAGTCTCAGCAGTACGTTTCAACATTGTCAAAGTCAGCCCTGATAAGGGCTTCACTTTCCGATGGGAAGACGCTCTTTCTTTTGAGGGTGTACAATCTCTTCAGCTACTATCACTCCAGCCAAGTCCCCTTGTTCGTCGATGCCTGCTAGCAACCAGAGCTGATCGTTCATAAGATCTTCCAGCATGTCTGATGCTAGTTGCTCACCGAGACTATGGTCTAGTGCTTTGTCTACTAAAGGTTGAATGAGATGCCATGTACGTGGTAACTGCCATGGCTGTATCTTTTCAATTCTCATCCTTACTGACTCGTTTGTTATACCACTCAACCACCGAGCGTTGACCGGCTAAGTACATGACTTCGCCGATGTTCTGCTTGGGATGTGGATTAACGGGTGGGAAATTTTCTTCTAGCTCTGCTTGTATAGAACTAATGGTTGGTCCGATGATGGACTCAAGCATATTGTGGGAGGTTGGTGTTTGCATGTTCAAAGAACGCTGGCATACGAGCTGCTTTTGTGTCTGAGAACTGCGGGGCTTTGCCCTGATACATTAACTGATCGCTCGCATCCAGCCAAAATTTTTTGTCCAAATATTTATCAGTTGTGTTCTCTCTTAGGGGTTGTAGTACCCAATGTATAGTTGCCTTCCGAAGCTTATCCAAAGAAGTGCTAGGAACAAGACCCAGCTCAGCACATACGAGACTATTTGTCGCAACGTGTATCTGTTCATCTCTGGATATATCAGCTGATACTGTTCTGAGAGCAGCGTCACCAAGAAAGCGAAACATAGGTAGTAGAACAAAAAATATAGCTCGCTCTGCAACGAGAGCTTTGGTAATAGTGTGGTCAGGGTGTGCAATCCAAGCATCTCTTAACCTCTTAGCTTCGAGCTCAGACTTGAGATCAGCCCCATGGGCGTCAACAATGAAGCCCAGAGCGAGATCATGTTTAATCTCGTCTTGTACGTTTGACTCAAGAAGTGTCCTCGCTGCTTCCGGGACTTCTTTCTCCAGTCCCTGAGAAATAAATTCTCCAACTGGTAGCTCCATATGACGTATTGCGAGTGCACGTTTGATGGTTTCTTCAGCACCTTCTTTTAATACTCCTTTGGTGGGTTGGACTGGTGTCCATGTTCTTTTTCTATTTTGTAATTTTATGTAGGGGTTCATTGTTGGCAGTCACATGTAATTTCATTTGTATTGTTTTCTAATTCTACAATGCTTGCCAAGTAATCTTGTACGTCAGTATCACCTAACGCTGCGTAAGCATCAGACTTATCCTGAACGTCTCCCATTACCTGAAGGCTGTAGTACAACGAGGTTTGTGGACTTGCAAGCCACTCCTCTATAAATGCTTCACTGTATAAAACTACATCACTCCAGCTGTTGAAGCTGTAGCCATGAAGCAATCCTGTCCTATCGAGCATCGTCATGATTTCGTCTGCTACACGCTTGTATGCGTCCCATCCTACTTCACTTGCTATCTCAACGTCTCCATAGTTGACTCTCTCTACTCCGAACTCGCCGGAATCTCTGTCAACCTTTCTTGCTATTGGTGGTGCTATCTCGGGTGTGCATGTAAAGCCGTCTAGGTCTCTACTGCGATAGCTACAGCTGGCAGTGGGTGCAATAGCAAACGCCCTTACCATATTGTTATTGTGTGCTACTTGTGCCGCTTCAAAAATTGCTCTGTCCAAGGCAACAGCCGCCATACCGGCTTCGTTGGCTGCACTATATCCTCTGTTGACAAGGCGGAGGGCTTCTCCGAAGTCTTCGTAGCTGATGTTGTATCTTCTGAGGAAGTTGGCAAGACCGAGCATTCCAAGCCCAACTTGTCTGTCGACTTCTGGGGTAAGGTATTCTCCAGATTCTCCAACGCCTGTCCGACTATGGAGATCGCACAACTCGGACATGCCTGATACGAAAGCCTCTTGTAGGTTGTCGAGTGTACAGGCACCGAGATTGACATGCTGTAACAAGCAAGTTCCACGTGAGGGCAAGTATACTTCAAGGCAGACGTTCCCATAGATACGCTCCCCGGTATTGGGGTCGTGTTTGATTTTGTTGAGCCAAACATCTCCTGATTTGATTCCATAGATTAGTGCATCCTTTGTAGTTTGATCTGCAAACTTCCACATGTCATCGTCAATGTCGATACATCTTTTGACCCAAGGTAATTCAGATCTGCTTGCTGTGATAAAGTCTACCGCATCTGGATGTGATAGATCAAGGTGCAATACTATAGCACCATTTTTGTAAGCTCCGCCTCTACGAAGTACCTCGTTGAAGGCTGAGTATATTTTGCCAAAGCTGACTGGGCCAGTAGCCACAAGTCCTTTGTCATTTGTATGTCCGGCTGGTCTTAGCTTAGACAGGTGGATTGCACAGCCTGCACCATATCGTAGTGCATGACTTGCGAACCTCCAGCTAGCTTCGATGCCGTTGGGACCTTCCATGCTGTCTTCAACAACGAAGGTCGTGCATGATACAGGTAGTCTTGAATGAGGATCGTCGATCCAAGATTGTACCCGTCCAGTGCGGGAGATTAGTTCTGGCATTTTAAATAATAATACTGTTTTCTATTAAGTCTTTGAGTGCATTTGTTAATGCGAAGTTTTGTCTTTGTAAAGCAAGGAAGACAGTAACAACGTCCTCCTTCTTGTCATAATGTTTACGTAAATTATCTTCAATCACTCTCATCTTGAAGTCCTGTTCCATTGTTAATAGCATAGGTTTCTTCGGGCGTCCAGAGTTTGGGCGTTTGTTGCTTGGTATCATAGTCATCTATGGTAAGTATTCTGGCTAGCCTTGCATTCAAAAGGGCGTCGTCTTCGGTCAGTCCTTTATCTGTAAATGCTTTCACAACTGTTGACCAGTTGTAGCCTTCTTTATTGAACAGTGTCTCTGCTCTCTTGACTCCGATGCCCGGTACTCCACTGTAGCCATCAGTCTGATCGCCAGCTAGTGTTTGTATCAAGTGCCACTTAGCACCCTCTTCAGCGGTGATGTCTTTAGAGGTTTCGAGGTCATATAGTTTGCCGGGTATCTGTCTCATATCTTTGTCAGGTGAGACAATAATATTACCGGGGTGTTGTGTAGCATAGATACCCATGGCATCGTCAGCTTCCAACTCTTTCATAATAATTACATTGTATCCTATTTTAAGGCTAGAAATAACCCGTTTATAGCCACAGGGCTTTTTTCTGTTTCGATGACCTTTGTAATCTGGGGAAATTTTTTTCCTAAAATTTTTGGTGTCCGAAAAGAAGAGTATTGGCTTTGCAAATCCGCCAAAATGAGAGGTTATTTTGTCAATCTCTGTTGTTACAGCTTTATAAGCTTCACTAAAGTTAGATGTAACAAATATAACGTCTTCCCCGTAGTCTATTTCTGTTTCACAGGCTGCACAGCATTTATATACTATGAAGTCTGCATCTATTAGTATGTTCATGGTGGTTTAGTGTACGTCAGCCCAAGTACTACCTATCTTAGCTTCTGCTGCGATAGGGCATCTTAGGTGGTAATATTCGCCTGCCATTTTGGCTGCAAGCTCTAGCCATTTTGCAAGTTGTTCACAATCACGCCTATAACATTCATAGTTTAGTTCGTCATGTATGAACGACAGCTGGTGACCGTCAGGTGGTAGGCACTCATTTATGGTGACCATCCATCTCTTGGCGATCGTCGCTGCTGATCCCTGTAGGAGGTAATTGAGAAACTTATGCCCTTTGTCAACGCTGATACGACGACCGTCGATGGCGTTTGCATAACCTCTCTCACTACGTATCTTACAAGCCTGTAGCAGCTCCGCAAGACCCGGAATGGCAGCAACATAAGCTTTACGTATATCGGCTCCCTTTCGTGCAGCGGCTTCTTCGGATAATAACTTATCAAAGCTCCTCCCTAGTTTAATGTTTCCGGCACCGTAAAGGAAGGCGTAGGTAACTGTTTTAACTTGTCTTCTAGTAATTCCGATCCTTTCTGCGTTGGTTTGGTGTATATCTCCTGTTGTAAGGATTCTAGCATAACGTCCTTTATCGTATCTGGCGAGGTAGTGGGCGAGCATCCTGAGCTCAATGCCACTAAGATCGGCACTGACCAGAACTTTAGTAGGGGTAGCTTGAAATAGTTTTCTAAATCTTTCGTCACTTGGTACTTGGGCTAAATTTGGTTTTCTGTGTGCACATCGAAATGTGTTGGTGGCGACGGAACAATGGTGATGTATCCTGTTACACGTCGTAACAAGCTTCTGCCATGCGTTCACGCCTTCCGAGATCATCCCCAATTTCTTGGTAATATCTAGACATCGAAGAAACAACTGGGCTGTCTCCGACCCAATATCCTTTAATACAGTCTCGTCCACGACGGGTTTCCCTGTCGCAGTCATTTGGGTTGGTTTCCAGTGTTCGTGTGTCTTCAGTATCCATGCTATGTGGTCTCGTGAGGTGGGGTTAAGTTGTTTAAGTTTTGTAAATGGGCATCCTTGTATGTACCCTTGTGTCCTGTTATTTCGCTTAGGTGTAAACAACGCTCCGCTAACGAAGCCGTATTTTTTGCGTAGTAAGCCTGTAGCTTCTTCCAGTTCTCCTCTGAGAGCTGACTCGAGCTCACATGCTTCTCGTTCGTTGAAATACCATCCATGTTCTTCTTGTTGTTGTAGTATTTGTGCGACCTGATGTTCTAGTTGGACCCAATCAGGTAAGGGTGGAAATGTTGACATAGTTTCTTTGTAACGATTGTATCTTGTACACAATAGTCTTCCATCTCCTTGCTCCATTCTAACCAGTTAGCAGTCTCTCCAAAGTTCCCTTTGTATTCTCCTAATCTGTAGCCATAGGATTCCAGAGAGTGGCGACCATATAGCTTAGGTGGCATACCAGTCGGCTTTGCTTTACGATCTACGTCTAGCATGTTAGGATGGTATAACCTTGATAATAATAATGTATCTATGATACGTCCCTGTGGCTTGAACCATGGGTATATCTTTTTAATCACAGGTATGTCGAACCCTATGATGTTATGTCCTATAATAGTGTCAGCTAGTTCCAGATACTGAACTGCTCTGACTATAGGTTGATCTCCTCCGATATCATTGTATCTTGTAGTCTCACCTGTCTCATAATCAAGTGTAACTA